ACAACAAAAGGCTTTTCGCCATTGTGTTTGATTTCAAAATTGGCTGCTTCGACAGATACCGTGCCATTGGTCAGGTCGATGCCAGTACGTTCAATGCTGTCCATCACGTCGGGGTCTTTCCACGTGGTGGCTTTTGTGCCTTCTTCCAGTTGTATTTCTGATATATAGGCTTCGCCATTGCGTGTGCAGCCTATGAATATTTGCAGGTAGTTGTAGCCCTCTTCCATATCGAAGGTGTGGGTGTATGGTTTCCATACTCCGTAAGACGATGGTATGTTGGCGTAGCTTGTTTTTGGTGCGCTCATATCTTTCGATTTGCTGCGCTTTATTTCTATGTAGGGTTGGTCGCTACCGTATATTCGCACGAACATTGACAGGGTGTAGGTGCGTCCGCCCATAGCTTTTATTACGGGGAATTTACAGCCATTCCATTCGTCTTGTGTGGCTCCGTGGCGTGATATGGATAGATAGGGGTTATCGAAGTGGGCAACGCTTGGATACTTCACGATGGTTACGTATTGCGCACGTTGCAGACTTAGCAGATTAAGTGGTCGCAGGCTTGCTCCTTTCAGTAGGTTTACTCCGCTGAAGGTTTGCTTGCGTACCTCCAGCTGTATGTTGTCGGCTGTTTGTTTTATGGCTGATATTTTCTGCTCCAACCCTTGTTTGTCGGCTTGGTTCTGTGCTATTATGCTTTGGAACTGCTTCTGATTGGCTTCAAATTTTGCTTCGTTCCACTTTTGCGCACTCACTACAAATTCTACTCTTGCCGTGCGTGTTTGCCCTTTGTAGGTGGCGGTTATGTCTATGTGTCCGCTCCACTGGTTGGGACTTATGCCATCTACCACGATGTTTTGCTCCACCAGTCGGGCATAGCAGTTGTAGGGCGTTACGGTGGTTGATGTAGGGGTTACGGCTGTTTGCCCCTCGTATAGCACTACTTGCACTTTGCGCTGCGTGGTGTTTTCTATTTCGCCATCTCGGTTTGTCTCGAATGTTAGGCTGGTAGGGGTGCATACCAATGTTAGGGCGTTGTCGCCTGTGTCGCCCTTTGGTCCGTCCGAAACGTTGATTATTGTGATGTATGTTCGTGCTATTATCATCTTTAAGATAAGTTTTTAAATGTAGGGAGGACCGAATTGCCCTCCCTGTTTCGAGAGTGTGTTTATGGGTGAGGTTGAGTGCCGCCGCCAGAGGGTTTGTTGCCTTTGGTTTTCTTTGGTTTTGGTTCTACTCGCTCGTAGGTTACGCCTTCGAGTGTGAAGTATCGGGTAGATGGACGTAGTTTCACCATTGGCTTCTTTATGTGGCTCTGTGCGTTGAAGTCTTCTATGTGGTCTACGGCTTTCGACTTGAACGATGGCGACAGTGTGCCAATGTCGCCAAAGTCTACACTTTCTCCGCTCTCTACGTGCTTCTTCGCCATTTCGGCTGCCAGGCGCAACACGGCTTCCACTTCGGCACCTGTAAAGGTGGTGGCGTGTGCTACTTCTTCGCAGAATTGGCGGTGGCTTACTCGTTGTCGGTCGGTGGGGCGTGCTATGTACACCTTTTGCCCCTTCTTTGGACCAACACTCATTTTCTGTTCTCTAATTGTGAAACTTAAACATTTCGTCATAGTTGTAAAATTTAAAGAGTTAATATAAAAATGTATATCTATGGATCTACGCTCGTATATCCCTGGATCTACGCTTGTATATCCATAGATGTAAATTCGTGCTTATATACTCACCTCGCAATAGAACGTGGCTTTTGAGTCAATATCGGTAGCAGACACAACGAGCGGATTGCCTGTTTTCTGTGCCGAAGTTGTGCCTGCAAAGTTCGATTTGTTGCCGTTCTTGTCGAACTTGGTCCACGTGTAGGTGAACTTCTTTGTAGCGGTGGCTTCGTCCTCAATCTTTTCTGTGCCACGATACACTCGGGCGCAAAGGGTGGTTGAGCCTTGTCCGTTCTTAATCTGCAAACCTGTTGGCGAGAATATTTCTACCGAATAGGGGTCGGTGCGGTCCTCAAAGGTTACGATGGATTCCGATTTGTCGGTGCCGTCGATGGCTTCGCATTTAAAGGTTTGCACGTTCAGCACGTCGCTTGCCTTTACGGTGAGCGTTGATACACCTGCGGCAGTTGCAATGCCCTGTGAGAGCAGCTCCCACGCCTGCGTCTTTAAGTTCAGCGAGTACCACTTGTAAGTAATGCCGTCCGTGTCCTGCGTGCCGCCACGAAAACATTTGGCTTCTGCTGTAAGCGTATTAACGTTGTTGCCAGCATCGAAGCTGTTGCCCTTTGGCTGTGTGAGTATAACCTGAAAGAGCGCACCAGCGTTGGCGGTTTTGGCAACGAAGCCTTGCGCCTCGAGCGTGGTGTCTTGCCCTGTTTCGTCGTCGTGGTAAATAGCCGCTATTTTTATGGGTAGCGAGTTGTCTGTAATGTTGCCCTTAATCGTGAGGGCACCACCGGCTGATATGGCAGCCGCAGAGTATTGTCCGCTGGTCTGCCCGGCATTCACCAACGTTCCACCAACTTTGTATATCAGTGCGGTAAGTTTGCTTACAAGGTTAGTGCCGTTGCCCGTAACGTAAACCTTTGGAGTAACCACGTTGTTGTCGCTGCCAAAGTTGGGCGTAAACACCTTTGTGTCGGGGTTATACATCTGCACGGGATACTTAATATCCATCAGCAGCTGCACCTGTTTTGCATCATTGAGGTCTACTATAGTTACCTGTCCTCTTGCTTTAATTGTTGCCATTGCGTTTTGAATTTAATGTTTTATGAAAGTTATTCTATGTTTACTATACAATCAATCTGCGCCTTAAGGTTCACCTCTTCGGCACTAATGGTAGTTCGGTTGCCAATTGCCTCGTGTCGGGCGTTCCATGCCGTGTCGAAGTCGGTATTGCCCGATTGTATCACCCACGAGAATTGGTTCGGCAGAAGCGAGGCTGTAATGTCCTGCTCGCCGTGCAGCACGGTTGCCACCAGCACAATTTGCCCCTGCCCATTGTGTATAATGTTGCCACCACTCTCCGACAGAATTTGCACCGTGTAGGGCGATGTGCCGTCTTCACCTTTGGTTGCGTAATGCTTCCATTTAGGCGATTGTTCTGTGGGTTCATCGGTATTATTATCTTCGAGCGATAACCACGTGCCACCACCATAATACCACGCTTCGTATCGGGCAGCCACCGTGCCTACGGTCCAGTCGCCACGATATATCACGTTAGGAATACGCTCGCCATCTGCGCTTACCCACTCGAAGCGTTGGCTGTTCATATAGATTTTGTCGCTGGAAAGGTGAAATATGGCGTTGCCTTTAGAGAGCGAAAAGTCGTGAATGTTGCGATATACCTCGATAGTTCCACCCTCCTCCTTCGAGGTGGTAATCATCGTAACATTCATTCTGTTGCGATGCAGCGTAGGGTCAATGCCGTTAGCAACGTCCCACAGCGAGTTATGTCCGCATAGCACAATGTTGTCGCCAGCCATTGGAGCATCGTTGTCCGTGCTTTTATCCCGATAAGCGTCATCAGCAGTAATAACGATATACGCCTTTTCGGTAGCCGATTTCTGTGCCACAGCCGATACACAACGCCAGTAGTAACGGTTGCTCACGTTCTCGTAAACACCAGCCCTAATGTTGAACGTCTGGCATAGTGCTTGGTCGCCCGGCTCCCAATCGTTCGTAATAGCCTTTTCGCCATCGTCGGTGTGCAAGTAACATTTCCAGCCACCACTAACAGGCACCACCTTTTCTATAATGGCATTCGCACCCGACAGCACAATGTTGCCCCCGATGTGCTTGTATTCGTCAATCTGTAGGCTGCGGAATATAGCTTTGCCGATTACCTCTAAGTAATCAATCTGTCCGTGCGCCTTGCCATAGTTATCTAACCATACCTTGAAACCATTCAGTCCTTGTGCAAAGCCTATAGTCTGGAGACTGTCTCCAAACGTAATGCCCTTTAAGAACGTTATTAATTCTTTCGCCGTGTCGGCTTTTAGCTTTGAAAGGAAACGATCGTCCACTGGATCTTCTAAATCTTGTGCTTTATCAGCATAGCCAGCCTTAATCTTGTTTCCATTCTCAAGCAGATAGCCGTTCAGCAGCGAAAGACTTTGCAGCAGCGAGTAGTTTGTATGGGTGTGCCCTACGCCACCGTTAGCAGAGTAGCTTTTCTCAAGCACTTCGACGATAAAGTCGATGATGGCTGCTATCGTAGTAACGTTCCATTCATCGGCATACGGATTCTGAACAGGAAAGAGTGCCCCACCACTCAGATTGAGTCTTTGGAACTCAACCAAGCGTGGGGCGATGGTAAAAGATCCCAATTCGGGAACTTTTATATCCATCATCTTTGCCGGTACTGCACTTCTGCGAAGATTGAGATACGGACGTGCATCGGCATACTTAAAAGTAAAATTAAAGTTAGAAGGCAGCTCCTTTGCTTCGTACGAAGCCTCGCTGTCGGTAACCACTATCCTGCGTATATAGTTATCGATATAGACATATTTCCCGAGAGATGGGAAGAAGTCGAGCAGCCATCGGCGTTCCTCCTTGTTAAGATGACCAGTATTCTTCTTATATTCGCGCGCAGTATCAACACGATATTCTTCTGCATCGTTTTCAATCTCGGCAATGTTGTGCGTGTGCTTTGCCGTAAACGTTGTGTCGCCATACGCACGAAAGGTATCAATGCCACCGAGCGAGTTCTCAAACAACACCCATTGCTCTTCCTCGCTCCTGATATCCGAAGCATAATAGCGTTGAATATACGTCAGACGCTTACCTTCGGTATCTTCTACCCACACATCGTAATACAGTGGGAGAAAGCCGAACAACTTCGCCATAATAGCATATTGCACAGGTATTGTTTGCGCTTTGTCCTTCTGCAGGTTTGCGATTATTTTCTCATCGCCTTTCACAACTCCCACAAGACGCCCCTCATAATAGCCCACGCACTTAACAAAGCCTTCTGTCAGCGCATAGTAAGTTAAGAACTCGGGGGTATTGTAGGTAACAGGCTTTACGCTTGGCTGCCACGTAAGGAAGTTGCCTTTCAGGAAGTTCTCTGCCGAATCAGCCAATCGGTCCACTCCTGCACGGATAGCCGTAAAGGTAAATGCCTTCGTCTTTTCTCCTTCATATCGTATTGTAACCTTAAATTCGCGTGCAATATGGTTCTGCAAGTATGCACTCTCAATATCCTGAAGCTCGAAATATAGTAATGGTGCTATAACATCCTCAAGGTTAATCTCAATTCTGTTGTGAGAGTCTGGAGTATAAGTGTGCTGCACTATCGGTGCATTGTTTTCAGCGTAGCTTAAAATAAATATTACCTCTTGCTCGCTGGAGAGAACTATTCTCTTCATTGAGCCTACAAGGCTGATATTGTCGGGCTTTATAATTATATCCATAGTAAGCAATATATTTATCGCAAAAGTAACAAAACATCACATAGTGCTAAAGGACAACTTACCAAACGTCTGTAGCGTCCTTTTCCACACATTCCAGCCATACGTCTGTACGTGAGTACTTGTATTTAGCACTACGCCAAAACGACTTATGGCGTACCTTTTGCGAACGATAAGAACTCTGTTTCATAAATTCCACGCCTAAGTACTCTTTAGAAGCCATAGGTGGATACATTGTAATAAAAGCCCTATCTTTATCAGGACCTGAATTATCGTAAACCGACCCTGAAACTTCTACGATACGCGACCTACCTACCCATTTGTATTTTGTGTTCATGGCAGGAAAGAAGCTATCAATACTGGGAGCTACAACGACGGGCTCCATGAGCGATATCGTCTTCAATTCAGACTCCATAGGTTCGTCTTTGCCACCTAAAACAAACTTTAGCTTGTTAAAGAAAAAAGCCACACCTCTAATAAGAACCTTACTATATGCAGGGAGGTTCTGTTTCTGCGACTGAGAAAGCAAGAGTTTCACCTTCAGGTCGTGCAAAGAATTACGCAACAATAAATCGTAATCCTTATAAAAGCGTGCAAACACACCTTCATCTCCATTGTAATATAGAGCGTAGTCGAACAATTTGTTTGCCTTCTTCCAATCGGGAGACGATATGTCGTATGGAGAAATAGTTCCCACTGTACGACCATTAACAAAAGCCGAAAAGGCTAACATAGTCTTCTCCTTATCAGCATGTTCTGTATCGCTATCTTTATCGTCTCCAGCAATAACCATTTTAGAGTTAAGAGATTTATATTTACCCACGAATAGGTAGTGCCCTATATCGTAATCTTTCTTTAGATCTTTAAAATCAACCTTATATTGCAAAGCCCTAAACTCTGGTATAAGTTCAGGAACTTTCACCTCTTTCGGTTCCAATTGTTCTCCAGTGTTGTAATCTTGCGACCCTTCGCCTATCTTTGTAATTAAGCGGAAGTCTCCTGAAAAACCAATCTTGTAGAAAGCACCATCTCTCTGGTCGAAATACGCAGCAGGGTTCGATTTAGCCATATTGTTAAAGTCTTCGTATGATTCTGCTGCTTCGCTTCCAAGTTTATTCTCTGGAGCAAGCGTTATGCGCTGGTAATCCTTTTCGGTCTTGTATGCGATGGTAGGCTCTTCGGTCATATTATGGGTAAGGTCGGTTGCTGGTGTACTTGCCATAACATCACGCAAGAAAATAACATTAGCAGTACCTTTACCTTCATTAGCCGTGAACTCGCAACAAAACTTCTTGCGAAACACAGCAATAAACTCCGAGCAAGTTATATTAGGAACAAGATCGGCAAGACGTATCTTACCCTTTACAATGGTATCCATAACATTGTTAAGTACCACCATCTTATCGAATGGATCGGTTTCGGTAAAGAAGTTTGGCAACAACTTGTAACCGAAATAGGCAAACACCCGTTGAAGAAGATAGTTGGCACGAATAAAAGGCGTAATATAATAGCCTTCGTTCAGGCTAATAGAAACGTTTTCTACATACTCTATTCTCTTTGTAGCGTTGTAGAAGTCAGAGTCTGGTGTAGTCATATCGGGGTTAAAAACATTCACTATAGGTATTTCCAATGCTGTTGGTATACCAGGAATATGTTCGATGACTTTCTCTATTGTCTCATCTTTACCAAAAGCGTTGAGAATTTTATAATTAAAACCTGTAGATTGCCCCGAGTCGTCCTCTACCAATAAAGGAAAGATAGAGAACTTATCGTCCTTATTATTGCGCAAGCCACGGCAAAACGCTATAGCTTGCTGTACTGTAGACACTCCAGGAACGCATTCATCTTTGAAAATATCCTTTAGCTTTACATCTTTTATCTTAGAATAGAAAGAACCATCGTTAAGATAAAATGATGTAGATATTTTTCCTTTATGTGTCGCATTTAGCACCACCTGCCGACATTGAGCAAAGAACTCACCATCTTGTATAGTAACATCAATTGGACGTATTTTCTGCATACCTCCAAATGTTTCAGGAAACGCAAGCATTCTGCGATTACGTGGCGAGGTAGGCAAATCAAGCGGAACGGTACTCTCGCCATAATCATTGAAGAATGGATTCGTGCGTTCTACTTCTATTTTTGTATCGGGCGAAAGATTGTAGTCTTCGCCCATAGAAATATTTGTTATTTTCATATCTGCATGGATTTATTTTGAAGCAATACGTCGTACTTGATTACGGAGTTTCTGCTGCGCATCAAAATCATCGAGCGCAACATAAGAGCGAATGCCATTATTGCGGAGTTCTTTCAATGTCTCCAATAACTCCTTATTATATTCATCTCTATGGTTAATTACTGTAGGCATTGGTTGTGGTGTTGGTGCAGATGGAGCGATATATCCACCTGCAGCACGTCCTTGCGCCTGGTGCAAGAGAAACTTATTCATATCCAATGTGCGGATATTACCTGCACGTTGTGCTTGGTCGATAATATTCAGGAACGGAGCCACTGTCGGGTTCTCTACAGCAGCGTTGGAAGCTACCCACTCACGGCTACGTCCATATCCTCCCTCGCCAACAATAACCGTTGGTTTATCTATGAAACCACGGCGATAAGGGTCGTAGTCAGCATGGAAGCGTTTGCCGTCCTGCTCACGTTCGACATCAATGCTTCCACCACTTTCGAGACCCGTAACGACACGAGTTCCTGAAGCTGAAGATGCACCTCCGGCACCATTGAGCGACATACGTTTTACTTTCTGACGTTCTGCATTGGCTGCAGCGAGTTGGGCAACGCCAGTCACACCCATCAAGGCAGCAGCAATAGAGCCAGCGATTGGACCAAGGTCTGCATAAGCCTTCATAATTGAGGTTGCGGTGTCAGCTATAATCTGAGAGGCTTTAATTGCGAAATTAACATCAGCATACTTCTTTTGTATCTTTAGTTTTTCATCCGCTTTCTTCTTTTCAAGTTCTGTGGTATCTTTGCCTGCTTTCTTAGCAGCTTCAATCTCCGCATCATACTTCGCATCGACGTTTGCTTCTTCTGCTTGCTGTAGTGCCTGAACAGCTCCGCTGGAGAGGTTTGAGTAGTAGTCGAACGCCTCCTTCATCTTGGCGATCTTCATATTCTTCACTGCCTCTTCATACTCTTCTTCAGATATCTCTTTGTTCTGAAGGTGCATCTTCAGCTGTTCCAGTTCTGCATTATAAAGTTCCTGCTGTGAGACAAGACCATACTGCTGACGTATCTGAAGGCGGTGTTCTTCTGCCTGCTGATCAAGAAGGGTAAGAGCCTGCTGACGATCCTGTTCATTGAGTAGAGTGTCATTCTCTATCTTCTTGCGACGTGCGGCATACTGGTCTTCGAATGTGTCAAGCCCATACTCCTGTCGTGCTTGTGCCTTTTGCTGCTCAAGTTCTTTTACCTTTGCAAACTCTTTATCCGCATATTCTTTAAGAATATTCTGCCGTGCAGTTTGATAAGCAGTTTCTACATTATTGGTATCCTTTCCATTTTGTTTAGCCAACTGGAGAGCTGCTTGGTAATATCCGTTCAGAAAGTCAAGTTCTACATCTCGTTCTTCCTGCAGGGTCAGCGTTTGTTTCACTGCCCCTTGCTCGGCTATCTTATTCATTAATTCCTGATACTTCTCTTCTGCAGCGATACGGCTCTCGGCTAATCCCTGTTCAGCTTGTGTAACATTCTTCTCTTGCGAACTAATAAGTTCTTTTTTCTTAGTAGCATCCTTGAAGCCAAGGCTCTGTGACTTATCGTAGTAGTTCTTTTCAATCAGAAGCAGATTTGAAGCATGCTGCGTTTTTAAAGTAGTGACTGTAATATCATACTGTTCCTGCGAAATCTTCTTCTGAGTAAGCATCATATTGAGGTTATTTAAATCTTTTTGATAAGCTGTATTTGCATTATCCACCTCATTCCTTCTTGCAGATGAGAAGTTTTTCTTCGTTATCTCATCAGGATCTTTACCTTTTTTTACTTTCTTTTTTTTCTTCTTCTTCTTAGTTGGTTTACTGTATTCCAGTTGCTCCTTCCTTGCTTCAAGACTGGCAATCTGCGCATCAATAGCTTTTAGCCCTTTCGTGTCGCCAACCTTTATCGTCAGTCGCTTTCGTTTCAAAGCCTCTATTTTGGCATCAATAGCATCCAGTTCAGTACCTATTGTTCCTTTCTTTGCACCAGAGCCGCCATTACTTCCACCACTGGAACTAAACATCTTCTTACCGAACTCTTTACCAATTGCATTCATAGAAGCGTCAACCACTTTGATCTCGTCTTTCGTTTTTTGAAGTTGTCTTGATAACGTCCCAACCTCCCCAGAGTATCCCATGGAAGCACCGACATATGTAGGAGCGTATGCACCTCCCGTTGTCTGAGGTCGTCCTGCATTCTGTTGCTGAAATTGCGCCTGCTCTTTCTTCATATCTTTGAGCTGTTGCTCTTGTTGTCGCAGCTGTATGATTAGTTTAGCTTTCTTTTCTCCTAATTCTTTTAGAGCATTCTGTGCACCTTCAAGTAAAGCCTTTTCCTTTAAAGCGTTCAGATAGCGTGTGAGAGCTTGCGTGTTCTCATCATAAACCTTTCCTTCATGCGACAGCTTTGCTGTATAGTCAGGTACAATCTTTTGTAATGCTTCAATCGCACCCTGTCGTTCGGCAAGTGAGAGAGAATTATCGTGAATGCGCTTAGTGAGCATCTCTATCTTAATACGTTCCTCCTCCACCTTACGACTGGCTTCTGACTGAATATCGTTGAGTTTCTTTTGTGCTATGGTGGCAGCGTCGGCACGCTTATTAAACATCAGTAACGCACCAACAACGAGTGTTATAGCCCCAAGGATAACTCCCCAAGGACTAAGTTTAAGAACGATATTGAAGGCTTTTTGCAAAGCAATAGAAGTCTTCATTGTCTTGTTGAGAACTGCGTGACGTAATACAGATAACTGTAACATAGTATTCTCAACAGCGGCTGCAGCAGCCTTGATCTTACTGACAGCGACGGCACGCAGGCTCCACAGATAAGAAAGTTTCTGCCCTGCGACATAGGCAGTATAAGTAGCAGTAAGCAGGACAACAGCTTTCGTAAGCAGAACAAGCGTGTTGCGATGTTCAACGAGGTATTTGATAGCTTTAATGGCTCCTACTTGTATCTGACCATAAATATCTGTAAATTCTTCCTTGATGGGCAGCAATGCCTTACCAAGTGCTAACTGTGCATTTTCAAGTTCGATGGTGCGCTGAGCAGCACGGTCGGCAGCAGAGATATAAGTCTCGCCTGCTTCTGCAAGATTCTTTTCTACGATAGAGGCAACACCTTTCATGAAGTCTCCTGTTTCTTTCGTCTTTTCAGATATTTCTGATGCAGAAAGTCCGAGGTTATCAAGTATCTGTGGCGACTGACGGCCAAGACCTGTAACGATGGAATCTACCATGTAATCGAGCGACTGTCCTGTCTGTTGTGCTTTCAATTGAGCAAAAGAAAGATACTTGCCGAGGTCTTCGAGGGGAATGCGGAAGTCTTTTGCCTTTACGGCAGCCTTCATCAATTCTATATCAGACACCGTGCCTTTGGTCGCATCGCGGAGAGTTTGAAGATAATCCTCCGTACCTATCTTTTCAAAAGCGTGAACTACACCATCAGCTGATTCTGCCAACTCTACACTCTTATCTATTGTTTCTGAGAATTCCCCAGCTATCGACTTTCCTACTCGGGCGACTAACTCTAACGTTTTTATGCCCAATTGTCCTAAAAAGAAATTGTTATAATCATCAGAAGCAAGAAGCTCTTTGAAATTTTTTGCATTTTGTTTTAATTCTGATATTCGGGCATTTACGGTCTGAATATTTTTTTCCAGAGCAGAGTATTGCTGTGGATTTAGAGCCTTAGAGACATTGTCCAGTTCTTTCTGTAAATACTTAGACTGTTTCTTCAACTGAGACATTGTCATTGCATTTATATCCAGCGAGCGTGTTTGCTCCTGAATACGAGAACTCAACTCACGAATCTGTCTACCAGTATCCTTGTAGGAAGCAGCAAGGTTTTTGTACTGCTCGGTTTCTTTCTTTCCCGATGCTTCAAGTTTTATCATTTGCTGCAGTCGCTGCTTGTTCTCATTTCTGAGGGACGCTGACTGAACTTCGAGTTTATGGATTTCCTGTTGTGCCTTTGAAGTCTTGACATCAACAGTATATTGAATTTGGTCTTCTGATAGATGCTTGTTTGCCATACTATTTATGGGTTAAATGATTTATCTAATTGGTCGTGAATGGTCTTTCTTACTTCATCGGTGAAGCCATAGCGAAGCTGTGGGAATGTTTCATGATAGAGCACACCCCACACCACACGGTTGTAAAGAGCGAGGTTGCGTCGTTTGAACTTGGAAATACGGTCGCGTCTGCGATACGCCATGTCGAGAAAGCGGAGGTAAGGAAGAATGCGGACAAATATTGTATGAGAGTCGCTGGTGATGCTGCTCTCAAAAGAATGCTTTGAAAGCAGTGTGATAAGCCTTCTTGAGCGTAGTTGATAATTACTACGCACTACAGATTCCTGTGTGGCATAAATTTTCAAGAGACCCTTCTGCAGGGTTTCGTGAACGAACTTTTTACGAACGAGACTGTCTGTTACCATACTTGCTATTTATATTGCAAATATAGTAACAGACAGTTATAAATTAAAGGACAAGGATTTTTCTATTTAATGAAATGCCTGTATAGTGGTATACCTATTATTGGGGTTAAGAACATGCACAGTCCTAAATAGAACAACTTTACAGACCATGGCTCACCGTATGTTAAGAACGGCATCAGAATAAGCGATATTAAAAAAAAGAATATTTCTAACATTACCATAATCAAAATATTTATTTTAATACTAATATAAAACTTATAACTAAAAATTCAATTTATCGCTCACGGAATAACCATTTGAATTCCAGTCCCTGCGAGCCACGGCGGTTGCAGAAATCGAAACCTGCATTGCGGAGAGCAGAGAACACCTCTGTTGGCGCAACTTTTGCCGATGGGTCGATTTCCCTGATGGCATCTACCACTTCGGCAGTGGAAAAGAAATGGGTGGCATCGGCTGGCGTTGGTGCAGGGGCGTAAGTCTTCTGCAATGCAGCTATATAGATACTGATGTCGGTTATTGGTTGCTCGGTGTTATTTTCTTTATTGCTCATATATTGAAAAATTTAAATTAAAAATTCAGTCCATCTACTTCCTCTGGGCTTTCAGGGCAGAGAACATTGAGTGTTTGCAAATCGTTTTTTAGGGCACGGATGCTCTGCAGCATTTTGAACGTGCCTGGACGAGGTTCTCCTGTTGCTTCGACAAAGGTGCCGTTGCAGTCGGAGAAAATTTTATTCTCTATATCTTCCAATGTGGCAAGATATCCGAGGAAATATCCACCGCCCACCATTTCGTTAAGGGCTGCGATGGTGTCTTGGCTGATGTATGTTAGGGTTTGATTTATTGGTCGGGTCATTTTTTGCCTCCTTCCTTATCTGACTTGTTTACACGATGAACAAGATAACCTGCACATAATACAGATATTAGTGCGGTTGCGGGATGTTGTTCCACGCATACTGCAGTGAAGCCCATGCACAAAGTTACAAGATTGATGCGAAGTGCCAAACGACGAGTTACTGTAAACTCGCAAATTCGGCTGTAAAACTCACTCTTTGTGTCGAGCCAAAGGTTAATAGACTGGATTTTGCGCTGTATCGTAGCACGTACGTCGAGCTGCTTGCGCTCTTGCGTCTCGGCTCTGAATTCAATTGTCTGTTGCATATTACGCTTTGTTTGACATTGCCTGGTTCCGCCAGGTACGGACACAGAAAAAGCGGATACTCTTCCTGTCGTCAAACAAAGCGATTTCGCACCGAAGGGCAATTTCACTGGAAGGCATCCGCCATATTTTCATTGCAGCGAGGCTGCTATACATGGGCATAAAAATAAACCCATCGAATTTTTAATAAGTTCGGGGCTTGAAGTTCTTCTCGCCCTTCTGTTGCGTATTACTACGCTTTGTTTGACAGTTGCAAAGATAGAAAGTATTTTTGTAACTGCCAAAAGAAAACGCAATTATTTTTGCGTGGCGTAAAAATTACGGATAAATATCAGTAGTCCAAGTTCCATGCAAATCTTCATCTAAATCTGTTGCACCAACACGCATTAATTGCAATCTACTCCATTCCCAGTTGGAGATGGAAGTCCATTCTCCACCTTTATAATGTAGGCGCAAATCAAACTTGTGTTCTACACCGTCAACAGTGTAATGACCTAATACATTATAGGCATTGTCCCCCATTATAAAAATTTCTTCATTTGAGAAATCAACATCTGAAGAAGTATGCAAATTGACTTTAACGATTTGCCTTGCCATTGTTATTGCTCTACTTTCCACTTCTGTCTGTTCTGTCGTATACAACTCTGTGGAAGTGGTTTCTGTATCGTCAGAGCAGCCTCCCACGATGAAAAAGAAAAATAGACTCAGCAGAAGTATTGTTACGCATATTACAATACAGCTACATCCTGTTTGTTTCATTTTATTTGATGTTTATGGTTAATATTCTTTACGAAGACACGAGAATAATACAAAGAAGAGAATTTAAGAGATATGAAAATGGGAATATGTCTATTTTGACTCATTCACTTAATTTTACTTCTCTTTCAAATTCATACCTTCTGTAATATCCTCGTCTTTTTCGACTTGTTTTACCAGAACATAATGATATACATTGGAGCTACCACTTGTGATAGCATAAGTTTGAGTTAGTGCCCAGCCTCGCTTTCCCATATAATTGAGAGCGTCCATCATAGAGTTGAAAGAGATTTTCTTACCATTCTCATCATAAAGGTGTGCATCTGCCCACTTTGATTGTCCAAAATCGACTTCTACTGTAACTTTAGTGCTAAGAAATTTAGAAGTTCCTACAAGTTCGCAGTAAGCGTCGTGTTTTGCTTGTGCGAAACACGCCATAGTGCTTACAAGAAGCATTAGTGTGAATAGTACTTTTTTCATAAGATTTATTTTAGATATTAAAATTAGATTAGTCCAAATCTTTTTAGTTCCAAAGGTACAGCATTTGGATAGCTGCACACAGTGCTACGGATTAACTCAAAATCAGTTGTATTGATACAGCCTAACTTTTCACCTTTCATCAAATGTGTTGAAGTAGCTATAAATATTTTAGTACAATTCAAAAACGAATCGTGCGAAAGGAAAGGATAATCTTTAGCCGATATTGGCATGTGATAGTCTTTGATAGAGATAGGGAGATTTTGATTTATTTTAGAATTAAAGACAATGCCTCCATAAACATTGCCTTGTTCATCAAAGCCTAATACTACAAAGAATTTATTGCGTGTGTCGTATCCGTTTTTAGGTGTTATGCCATCTGCTTTTGACAACTCTATTTTGTAGACATCGCCCAATTGAACATTATTGCTAACAGCATCATCAATAAGTGTCTGAGGTATATCCATTATGATAAAGCCTTTTGAATAAGTTCTTGTTCGTTAATGTACTCTACAAAACCATCATTTGCTCCGCCAGCTTTAGCAATATCTCCAACACTCATAATACAACAGTTACCTGTGGCATGCCATGCGCTATCGTGCGATTTATCTACCAACTCGCCAAAAGAGAGACCTTTGTTTTCTGCAATTGATTCTTTAAGGCTTTCTATATCGGCTTGAGATAGATAGTCCATGTTTGCTTCTCTTTTTGGCAAAAGCGTGTTAGAGGCATCTTTGCCTGCAAATTCTATAGCTTCTTTGAAAAGTGGAATTAATTCTTTCGCATAATGTTCATTGTTACAAACAGCACTATAGAGTTCTGTTGGAACTGGTCCGTATTCCATCGCTACAAAATCATCTGCAACGATACGACTTCCCCATTTACACAAATGCTTTCGTTGTGCGAAATATAAAATTTTAAAAATGTGATAATAGTCCAACCCCTTGGTAGCATTGATAATATACAATACCACTTCTATTAGTTTTTCTTTATCAAATCGTGTCATAATAGAAAATATATTCCATTCCTCTAATTTAAGGATATGGATAACTTTTATTTTAATATATAAAACAAATTCTTAACACTGCAAAGGTATAATGTAGAATTTAATACACCAAATATTTTTGTATTTATCTTTGCGTTACGCAATATTTTCAACGTAACGTGTGTAAAAAATCCCTCGCAGATACGAGGGATTGAGTGTGTCCATACGTCTGGTGGTATTTATTACAATTCGATATTTTTTTACAGAGACAATTAAAACCTTCATTTCTCTTTGCTTTGAGAATAATACCCTTCCTTTGTTCTTTCGCAGACCCATTCAGCAACATTCTTTGGCTGTTCTTTTCTTATTATATCATAGAGTTCCTGGTCAAGACCAACTGAAATTTTTTTTACTATTTCCCTCGTTTTAAACCGGGGAACACGAGCTTCATCAAGAAAAACATAAATAGTTTGTTCTGAGCGCACACCTGTCAGCTTCATTATTTGCTTGATAGTATACTTTTGAAGTCTATAAAGGCGTATCACCTCTTTTTTTTGTTGTTCTGTTATAGAATTTCTCATTTCTCTTTATTTTCTCTTATCATTTTTATTAAGAATTCGGAAGCCTTATGCAAAGAAGTTGCGAGCTTCTTTTTATCTGTTATCTTTCCGCCTTCTATCTCCAAACGCCAACGGGGAAAGTTACGTCGGTATAGATACAGGTGCTTATCGTCCTCCGAATATTGGAAGCCGTAAACATTTCTAAACATCTTATCCCCGTGATGCCTTGCGCCCCACTTTCCAAGCTCGCTCATAATACGAGCTAAATCAGTAGGCGATAAATGCGGTGCATCTTCAAGCATGGTAACTTTTTGCGTTTCATTGAAACGCCCGTCTTCAAAAACTACTACCACACCATTTTCGGTATCGGTCAGTACCCAACCATCAGGCTGGGCACTGCTTTGTTGTATAACGTATTTACCCATATATGTATATAAAAAGCCGTGAATAATAAGTCAGCAAATAATGTATCAATTTATCTGTTTCTTAGATACAACAATGGGGGCTTGTCAGCCCCCGTTGGTTGTTTACTTATTTACTTCGTAGTTTTCAATTTCCACCCACTCAAATTCAGGATATTCTTTTTTGTTTTCTTTGATGATAATTTGAGCAGCTTTACCTTTAGCTTCTTTTTCGAGCCAACCCTTAAGGGTTTCAAAGTCATTCCAAGAAAGAGAAAGAGTATCTCCGCTACCGCTAATACCTGCTTGGTAGATTGTTCCGCGGAATTTATTCTTTGGGCTGTTGATTGAATTTGTTGTTGTCATAACTTTTTTACAGTTTTTTCGGTGTGTCTCACCGTTCTAAATTGTTATTTGTTGTTTATTTTATTATTACAATGCAAAGATAACACTTTATTTTTAATTATCAAAACAAAAGATGCTTTATTGTGATAGCTATAATGTTAAAGTATCTAAATGGTGGTATGTGTATAAAAAAGCCGTAACAGTACAAGAACTGCTACGGCTACAAAGAACGAGCTGGAGAGGGGTTATTCTATGGAAACGAAGCCGTGGGAAATAAGGTCGGCAAGGAATGCAGCAGGGCTGTCGGTGCTGACAAGATAGCCTTCGAGTTCCTGAAGGCGGAGGGCGAAGCGTTGCATATATTCCGCATCTGTACCCTCGCTGTCGAAATGGCTGCCTGCATGGAGCTGGTGAAGGAACTCCTCGGGGCTGTATGCTACAATTTTGTGGTTGTCTCCTTTAATGCGGTAGATTTTGATTTTTGGTGCATCTACTCGGTGATGTTCGGGGACTAAATTATGAGGAAGTCGGCTTTGTTGCTTTGCTTCGTTCATAATAGTACCAAAGAGATCTTTTGGTGAGATGGTCGGCTTTTGCTGACCATCTCTTGTTTCTATCTTAATTTTTCTCATACTGCTAATTTCTTTGTTCTTATCTTTAGGTAAAGTTTTTCGCTTTCGGTAAGGAAGGGTATGTTCTGAAGGGTTGTGCCTGCCTGCACCTGTCCTTGCTTTGCAAAGGTAATCATTTTTGCGAGAAAATGTATCCAGGCAGACATTTTTGTGAAGTTGGTGGAACCTCCGTGCTGGCGAAACTCTACTGTGCGGTGGCGAGTGTAGGCTTCGAGGTTTACCTTGTGGTAGCGGTTGTGGAAGAAGGCTGCTCGAAGGTCGCCAATGTTACGAGCGTGCTTGATAGAATTTTCTGTGATGGCAGTAAGTGCTTTGCAATATCGGTTGTTGCGTCGGCTGCGTGGCATAAAGTTGTCGATAACACCTTCAAGGCGTTTGTAAGTAAGAATGAGGTTCTTCCAAGTTGCGAGGTCGAATTCTGCTGCGTCCATGTGGACGTGAAGTCCGCAGGTGTCGTTTACTTTGGCGTTGCAGAGGTCGAGCACCCAGCAAACTTTTTCGAGTTCCTCGAGTCCTTGTTCCCCGTGGAGGATTGGGCTTACAAGTTCGAATGTGTTGTTTCCTGAAAGGCTGCTGTCTGTAACCAGTTTCCAATGGTCGGTGTGGTCGGTGTGGTTGTAGCCTTCTACCTGTACGTTTATTCCTGCTGCGGTAAGCTCGCGTGCCAGGCGTTCGCGTGTGCAGTTGCAGGCTTCAATCTCCACTCCGAAATTGCGGTTGAAGGTGTAGTCGATTACTGGGGCGATGGTTGCTGCAGTCTGTGCTGCTGTGTTGGTTAAGCCCTGCATCATTCGCTTGTAGACGTTCTGCACAAATCCGTAGTTTCCGTTTGCCACGAGGTCGGCTACTTGTCGGCGTGTTAGTCCGAGTGCGAGAAGTTTCTGTATCTTGGAAGTCTTTGTTCCGTTTTCGTTTAGAATGCTTTGAATTTGCTCGTTCATAATCTTTGTTTTTAAATTGTTCTTTATTTTTATTGTACTGCTAAGGTAACACTATAATAAGGAACGTGCAAGTACTACAGCCTTTATAACCAGTGGTTTAGCTTTGTTTATCTTGTGCTAAAACGTGATAAAAAGAGCCACCACGATTTACGTGATGGCTCAGCGAAACAACCTAAAAACTAAAGAAACGTGAGAAGAAGATTTACTTTGTGAATTGGTAGAATTTTCCGTATGTTAGCCGGGTGTGTGGGTTGCGTGATATGATGTCCATTTTTACTTGCTTGCAGCCGTAGCGAAAGAAGAGGAAGCGTTTGGGCACTCGGTGGACCATTATATCAAGCGTATCGGTGGCTGTTATTGTGCCTTGGAATAGCGAGTCGGACACGCAGCCTGTTATGGTTAGCCATGGGTCGGTCCAGTTGAAGCATTTTAGCGTGTCGGGTATGTATTGTGTTATTGTGTCGTGAAATGCTTGTAGTGTGGCTATTGGTTGTTTTATGATGGGTGCTACTATGTTTGCCGACATGGTTGTTCCGGCTGATGATGCTATGGATATTCTACTTGCTTTTATGCCTACTTGTTTTGCTATTTTTGCGAGGGTGTCGCCACTTTGTTTGAATTCGGTTGGTGTGAGTGTTACTGCTGGGGCTGATAGGTGGCTGTTGCCTGTTGCTGTTTGTGTTATTTCTACTTTGCCGTTGTGTAGCATTATGTTTTGGTTTTCTTCGAGGCGGTCGCGGTCGGCTTTCATCTTGTTGTATAGATGAACGGATACTGATAGGCTGCCTACGAGTGCTACTATTATGCCTATGAGGATATAGGTGAGTGGTATTTTTTGTATCATAGTTCTGTTTTATTTTTTTACGTATTCGCCGTTGTCGTTGAAGTCTTTCAGCCGTTTGATAAATGAAGTGGGTAGGATGGGGTATATTGCCTGCATATTTTCTATGCATGAGAAGCATTCTCTTACGAGCATGAATACGCAGAGGTAGGTGCTTATCCATTGTGTTGCTCCTACTATGGAGCCTTGCACGGTGGTGTTTGCTAACACGTTGGATAGTATTAGTAGGCAGATGTATATGCCTATTTTTTTGCCGAACTTGGAGAAGAAACTTCCGCTTGATGCGTCTTTGTGCATCAGGTGTTTCCATACTCCGAGTATGGTGTCGAGGGTTACGGCTATTGCTATCCATTTTGCAAAATCCCAGTCTTGATAGAAGTACCGGGAGATGTCTGCCACGATGGACAGGGGCAGGGAGACGATTGATATCATTGGTATTCTTTTCATTATGTGAGCGTTTTGATTTCTGTATGCAAAATTACTTTATTAGGTGTTTTTTGCAAAGGACTTGTATTTTTGGTGTATTTGTAGGGTGTCGGGGGCTATGCACGATAGCATTAGTGTCCAGCCAACGGAGTGTAGTTCTGTGGCTACGAAGGGTACGTATTCGGCTCGGGCGAGTTCGCCTCGCGATAGCCATTCTATGTTTCCTTTGTCGGCATCGGCGAGCATGGCTGCGTGTACTTTTGATAGTAATGCCAGTGTTTTGTCGGAGGCGAGCATGTGTTCGGCTGCATCGCTTCGGTTGGGCATTTTGAAGGCTACGGTTACGGCTAAGCGTTGGGTTAGTTCGTAGGTGTTGTGGTTGTTGGCTGTCATTGACATTTCGCCATAGTCTACGAAGAGGAACGACCCTATGCATTTGTCGATGCGTGCTTGTAGTTCTTCGAACGATAGTCCGTATACGTAGTTGTCTATTTCGGGTACGCGCGACGTTTGGGGAAGTTGGCTTAGTTCTGCCACGAGTGTGTTGTAGCTTTCGAAGTGGCTTTTGCCGTTGGTGAACATGGCGAGTATGCCGTTTCGCGATGGGTATTGTGCGAAGTATAGGAATTGTTCTTTTATCATTGTTGGTTTGCTTTAGGGGTTTGATGTTTTTATATCTATGGATGTACGGGCGTAGATCTATGGATATACGAGTGTAGATCCATGGATAGAGGGGTGGGGCTTAGCTGTCTACTATTTCGTTTATTATGCTGACGGGTAGCCCTACCTCGTTGCTTATTTTTACTTTGTCCCAGCCGAATCCTTTCATATCGCGTACGGCATCGATGGTTTTCTTGCGCAGCACCTTCAGGTAGGTAAGTAGGTTCATCTGTTCTATCTGTCGCGAATCGCCAAGTCCGTCTTTCGATAGGTCGTAGAGTGCGTCTGATGCGTCGGTGGTGATGGGGTGTTCGGGCTTGAGCTTGAATTTGGTGAGCAGCGAAAATGCTGTTTTGCTGAACAGGTAGCTATTGAAGGCTTGGAAGTTGAACGATATGGCTGTGAGCATCTCGAGTGGTAATACTTCGAATTCTTTTGCCAGTGCGTGTGCGTGTTCGGAGCTGTATTCCTTTTCGGGGTAGTAGAGTATGGCTGCTATTAGTGGAAGCGACTTTTCGCCTTGTTCTATTAGCGAGCGTGCTTCGATGTATTGTAGTGCTGTGAGCGAGCATGTAAGCGAACCATAGTCTTTTTGTATTTTGTAGGCGTGGTAGGTGCGGTTGTTTATGCTTACGGTGGGTATGAGCTGGGCGCAGAAACAGAGGTCTACGACGTATTGATATTCTAAACGTCGCAGCACACGAGCAATGGGAATGTTCAGTCGGAATGGGTCTACACGACGGCAAAGCTCGTAGGTTTCCTTGCTCACATTCTCCAGCACTTCGTTGTTATCGGGATACTGGATAAGGAATAGGAAGGTGAGCTGTTCGGATATAGCTACAAGGTTTGCCACTTGCTCTTCGGTGCGAAAACGTCGCTTCTGCCATTTCATTATTCTGCAAAGATGGTTGATGCGCACTTCGCCTGCCGACAGCTTTCCTGCTGCCATTGCCAGTAAGTCGGTAACCAGACTAACGAACTGCTGTTCGGTCATGCCTTCCCAACTGTTGGGTATGCGGTGTATTTCGCCTTTATATACGAGTTCTATATCTCTCATGGCAGCATTATTATTTTATCATCGGGGTTGTTATACGCTGAATAAGAACTGACGTCGGCAGTGGTGTCGGTAGAGAGCAGCGTGTCTATATTGAGTAGGAGCTGCTCTGCCTCTCGGTCGAGTCGGTCGGCTAACGATAGTGCTGCAACGAGTTCGTCGTTGCCTGAACGTGAAGCATGGCTTTCGTCGAAGAGGTTGCGTATAGTAGGAGGGAACTCCAGTATATCGAAACGACGCAGCGACTTGGCAATGGTTTTCTTTGCAAGGGCAAGATATAAGGGCTGCTCTATACGCGAGGCGTTCTCTTCGGTTATTTTATCGAAGTAAACAGCCAGTTGTTCGTCTAAAGTTTCCTTCTGCAGAGGAACAAGTCTGAAGAAGAAGAAATACGACAGGTCTATTGGGAAAATAGTGTCGAAGACTTCTGCTGAACGTATCCTGCACTTCTGCAAAGTGTTGTTGTAAGGCGTATCCTTCCATAGCCGTGCAGGTTCGCCTTCGGTATCGGTAGAGAGCAATGCTATCAGCGTGTCAATAGCATTGTAGTAATTCTCCATATACGAACGGCGCATTGCCTCTATTTCATACTTATAAACATCAACATCGTTCTTGCGCCTGGCAATGCTGTCGAACACCAGCTGCTGTGCCATTGTAAAGTTGGCGATAGCTGTTCGCAACGCCTCTTTAAGATCTGTGTCCTCCTGCAAGTTGAGAATAGCCTTGAACACTGAAGTAGTAAGAATGGTTTCCACACGCTTGCGAGCCGAATTGCCTGAAGGCTGCAAATCCTGCAAGTCGATATTTGTTTCTACGCCTGGTGCATAACTGCTGAAAGTGGCGAGATTGCCGAATAGGGTTTGAAGTATTTTCATGCTTGTTGGTTGTTTAATCTATCTTTAGGTGATATGTCTTCCTGTCGCTGGGGAACTTCTCGATAGAAGCCAATGCGATAACCTTGTTTATAGAGGTTAGGAAAATTCAGCTTCAGAGCAATATTGAAAGGCTCGGCACAAATTTCGTCCTCTGGTGTGAGCGACATTATATAAATGAGATAGTTGTAGTAAGAATCAGAACCCGACTTGCTTATTACGCCGTCCTTGCTCACTGCAGAGATAGAAGCATCAAGTCCTACCGAAGACAACAACGCTTCCTCCGTGCGCTTATCGTAGGCAATAAGCGAATCAATATATTCCTTATATTTAAGGTCTATCGTTTCAATCTTCCACTGCTGCTCGTGTCCGGAAGCGTCCATGAACGATATGGACGAATAAGCCTTGCCTTGGTTCTCGGCACCACTCAGATAGTCGCCAATCTTGCGCAGCTCCAATCGCATGTATTCCACCAGCAACGACTCACGATACTCCGTGCCGATTTCAATGCCATTGTATTTTACCAGGTCCTTATCCTTCGATTTGCGCAACTTGTTCTCTTCACAAAGTTTCGTAAGCTGCGAACGCTTGCTAACCACCCATGCGTTAGGTATAACGATGTGTATCTTGGCTGCCAACGAGTTTCGCAAGAACGAATTGATATAAGTAGCCGTACTGTTGCTACCCAATATATATGGACGTGCGCCCTGATGGGTTTCGTTCACACCATAGAACTCATCGACCGATTTTTCGCGATGGTGCGATACAGCTGCATAAAGATAATTGTCCACTTCTGACAATGCGAACTTAGGGTATATCTTGTAATTGCCTAAGCCGTACGACCAACGCCCCACAGCTATATGGCGGAAGTCGCTGTAACTAATCTGTTCGTAGGCAATATCCTGCCGAGTGGTAGCAAGACGGCAGTGCTTGTTCTCTAAAGGCTCTATACCAGCAACAGGCATCATACCCAGACGCTTGCCACGTGCAAAGCGGAACTTGCAGAAGAAGTCTCCGAAGTAATAGAAGTTCTTTATATTCGTCTTGGCAAACTCCTGTGCAGAAGTCTCCATACCTCGCTCCTGCCAAGAGTTCATCCATTCGTCCCATTCAGGCAGTGCAGTATACTCACGCTTCATCTTGCCACCTTCCACAGTCTGCATATAGGCACACGGACCATTACCATACAGCATCTTAATCTCCTTACTATATAAGCGAGGCAGCAAGCGGTTCTGTTTAATCTCTGTCGTTACTTCATCGCAAAGATTATTATTCACACCACGCATACACACCTGATAACCATTAACACTAAGCCACTGGTGTTCGTGAAGGTACGACCTATTCTCTTGTGGTATAAGCATACCAGCAGTGTTGAATAGTTGTTGCCCCTCTCCAATCTGAAAAGAAAGCACATTGCCATCTGCAATATAATTACCAGCATTGCCGTATAACTCTATTCTATCGTTCATAACCAATTTATCTTGTGAAGTTTATATCCATCGTTAGGAAAACCCATGTATCTAATAAGAATACGATAACACATCTTAGGATTGCCGTCTTCGTCCTCGAAAAGGAAATAATTCTCCGCATCAACCGAAAATCTATCCTGTGGTAGCTGTGTTCTATACTTGCAGTGCTTCTTCACCGTCAAAGTATCTCCAGCCACACCCTGCGACCTCGAATAAGGAAAGAAACAGAGCGTGAAGTCCCCTTCAGGTAGCTTGCTTATCTCCCTTGCCCACTGCATCGCATTGATGCCGTCTATTTCGATAGGTTTCTCCCTTGCCCACTGCATTGCATTGATGCCGTCTATTTCGATAGGTTTCTCCATTACTTGCGAAATTACTTATATTTTGTACAGGAACAAAGGACGACCAACTCCCCTCTCCTGTCATATTTCCAGCCTTTTCGAGGTCTGCACCGCATTATCAAAAATCAGCGGTGCGTCCTGAATTGCGTCGTTTGGTCATTTTGATTTTTCATTTTTAAAATATAATATATTGATTTTCAGTAAAGTAACATTTTTACCTATGTAAATACCCCTCGTTATTGCCTTGTTTTGGACATTTTTTATATTCATTTTTGGACTTTATAGGAGCTTATATCGCTATATTTTCGGGTAAATCGTCCGGATAACTGCTCAATTCCTTTTTAATAAGGTCTGAATAAAGACCATATAAAAGGTAAATCATTGCACTTGGAAGCTGTGTTGTCAGTCCTGGACGACGTTTTAATTCTGTTTTCTTCTCACTTGATTTATCAAGCTCGATTTTGCCGTTCGTTTTCTTCAGCGGACTGATAAGAATTGCACTGCAAAGGTTCTGACATTCATTCTCATCGATACGCACCTTAGGAAGCAAGGGAAGTTTCTCGGCAAAGAGCAACTGGCACAGGCGGAACTGCTGCCAGTGGTAAATAGTAGGTGCGCCATCGTTATAGAGAAAAACAGAAAAGCCATAACTCTCCAAGGCTGCCTTCATTGTCAGCGAGTCGGTCGTTATTTGCTCCAATTCTTCCCTTGTTTTGTTTCCTGCACGGTCGGGGTAGAGGTGTATAACCTTGTTCACTGCGTCGTTGCCAAAGAACGAATACACCTGTTGTGCAAGGTTCTGCTGGTCGTCGGGTATATATGCCCAAAATTCCTTAATAATATCGAAGCGACTGCCGTACTCCTTTTTTTGTCCGACGATAAGCGATTGAAAATTACCAGGGTCGTAACCTATGTACAGAGGTTCGCGCTTATCGTAGTGACGAAGATAGCGCGCAGTGAGCGTGAAGTGGTCTTTAAGGTTCTGCTTCAATATTTGGTCGTAGATGTAACTATCTTTGAATTGGTGTCGCTCGTGGTCGTAGCTTGTAAAGAACTTGTTGGTTACCTCCTTGTGGCGAATGGCACAGATGGCGGTGAGGAATTCGTCCATATCGAGGGTATCGAGCTGCGTCTTGAAGAACTTCGGTCCGAGAATATCCTTGTTACAGAACGAAGATGCTCGTATATAATAGATGGCATTGCGTCGCATATCGGCAATACGTGGTTTCCATCGGGCGATAAAGGCATTGAGTTTTTGGTTTTCCAAACGTATCTTCTCTATTGTTACTGGATTCTTGGTATTGCGCAATTCTTGCTGGAGCATGAACTGCTTGTACAGTGTTTGGTTGATGGCAAGCGACACAGAAGCTATCTCCTCGATGAGCCTTGTGTCCATCTTGTTTTCGTAGTCCTCGAACCAATCATCTTCACCAAGGTCTACACGTGCAGTGTCACTCACACCAGTAACACCTTCGTAGTAGGCTGACTTGCGAATTTCGGCAGAACCACCACGAAGTGAAGGAAAGAGTCGCGACTTTAGTTTCTCTCCGCTGTTGTGTTTCATTTCCTCGACGAATGCATGCACGGCATTTCGACCGGCAACACTCTCGGGCTGGTCGGAAGACACCAGCTGCAGGTGTGCTCCGTTACGGAAGATGACTGAGTGCTTTGCATAGGCTATCGGATAACGTGGCTGACGAAAGTGTGAAGGCAGCTTTGCCTCCCCCACAACATAATCAATGCCATATTCAAGCATGGCTCGCTGCTTGCCATTTACGATTACAGGACGTGAGAACGATGCCTGAATGTTTGGCCATACGTTGGTCATCAGTGCCACGTATGTTTTGTGAACAAGGAATGATAGTTCGCCTGGCATATCGTTTGTCACACGAATAAGCCGTGGAACTATGACACCTTCGGTCTTACCCGTGGCACGCGCCCATTCAGCATAAAGCATATTGGGGTCGATGATATTGGCAAGCAGCTGCACACGGTTCATGTAATAGTGCTCGAAGCTGAGCACGCTGTTTTCATTTATAGCTTTTTCAGTCATTCGGAATTTCCTCCATTATTTCTGCATCTTGAATATCGGCATCTCGCAGCAGGCGTTTCTTTTCTTTTGTTTCTATGGGCAATGAGTCGATAAGCGCAACATAGAAGCCTTCATTATGCTTGGCTGCAATTTCCTTCAGATTCTTCTTTGAGAAACCGAGTTCCTCGGGTGTCAATTCAGGTGTTATCAAGAATTGAACTCCCAAATCCCTGTCTGCTTCAGCAATTTCAGAAGCTCTGCGACGGCATTCCAATGCAGCATCATAGCAGTTTTTCATACCTTTGTAATCGCCAGTAGAACCACACAGTTTGGCAAGGTCTTCATATTTGTTGGCAAAATTGCTTTCCCAAACTTTAATGGGGACGTTGCAATCAACCTGAAAATAGTTGATTGCCTGATAAATCCTCTCCATACAGGTGCGCTCTTCTATTTTGATACGCTGCTCGGCATTGATACGTAGCTTTAGTTTTTGAGCTGCCCTTGTAATGTTACGTTCATATTCGAAAATCTCCGCAGACCATTGCAATTGCTGCAGGAATAATCTCACGTCTTGCGGAATACCCTCACATTCTCCACCTGTCAAGAATGCGGATATAAGGTCTGGGTGAATGGAATCTAATTTCTCGATTTGACTTTTCATATACCAAATAAATTCATGCGCAGGTCTTTCTCTTCACGTTCGTTCTTACGTTCTTCCAGCAGAGTTATAGCATCTATCTCTCCTTTCTCTGCCTTCTTAGCGAGTTCTGCGTCAATATTATATTCACCAAGCGCACGTCCTTGATGATAGGCTTCGCAATAAACATCGCCAGGCGTGTTTATGCGATACAACAAGGTCGTGCGCTTGGATCCTTTCAGACCGAGCAACCTGCAGATACGTTCGGGCGTATAACTCAACGCTCCGAACGTTCTTACTTGATTTATATACTCATCTGACAGTACTTCTTTTTTGATTAATTCTGACATAGAATAATCTTTTTGGTTTCATCTTCAGAAAGAACAGCCCCGTCTCTTTCCAACAGTACTGGCTGCTGTGGAAACATTGCCATGAATCTGCGTACAGTTGCAGCAACGTATTTCGGGTCTATCTCCATGCCATAGCCTATACGATCCGTTTGCTGGCAAGCCATAATGGTGGAACCTGAACCAGAGAACAAGTCCACAACGACATCACCGTTCTTTGTACTATTTGTTATCGGATATGCCATAAGGGCTATAGGTTTCATGGTAGGGTGCAGTCTGTTGGCTTTTGGCTTGTCGAAATTCCATACCGTTGTCTGCTTCCTGTCAGCGTTCCAAAAATGGGCAGCACCTGTTTTCCAGCCATACAGGCAAGGCTCATGCTTCCACTGGTAGTCCTGACGCCCCATGACGAATGTATCCTTCACCCAAATACAGCACTGGGCGATTTTGAAACCTGCTTCTCGTATGGCGCGACGGAAATTCTCGCCTTCAGAGTCAGCATGGAAAACATAGAAAGAACCTCCAGGCTTCACAATGGAAAACATCACATTGAAGACTGATTGCAAAAAGCGAAGGAACAAATCATTTTCCATTGAGTCATTCTGAATGGTGAGTTTACTTTCTCCTCCACCTTCATAATTAACATTGTATGGAGGGTCGGTAAGTATCATGTCAGCCATTCTGCCATTCATCAGGGCGATGACATCTTTCTTTGCACGGCAATCTCCGCACATCAACCTGTTGTGTCCCAATCGGAATATATCTCCAGGACGGGCAAATAACTCTCCTTCGTCATCTTGCGGAGCAATATCAACAGTATCCTCCTGTATATCCGCAATTTCAGCATCGGAAGAGAATAGCTTTTCTCCACCTATAGAGAAATCGGTCTGCTTTACCTCGTATCCGAGGTTAAACTTAGCAAGTTCATCTCCATTGATGTTGTATTTTGTGAAAAGCAGCGTATCCGGATTCTTTTCGGCAAATTCGGAGTTATAGGCAGCTATCTCTTCCACTGCCTCACGCTTGTTGGAAGCCTGAATTTCCTCGTATGGAATTTCAGGAATGCGGAAGCCGTAGGAACGAAGTCGGAGCAGAGCCTTCCGACGCTGATGGGCATCAATGATCCACAACTTGCCGTCGGGGTCTTTCCATACTTTGAATGAATACTTGAAGCCACGTGTGATGATAAGCATCTGCAACTTCGATAATTTGTCTTCGTCTGGCTTTTTAAAGTCTTCTTGAAGTTCGATAAAAGAGTCCAGCGGGGCAGTAGGAAGATTGCCCAAATTAAAAACTTTTATACTATTTTCCATTGTTATTATTTGTTTTGTTGCTCAAGAACCATCTTAAATAGTTTTTCACGCTCCCGATGCCGTTCGAGGTTCTTGAGGTCATCAGCACGGCGGTTCTTGCGGTCGGTGCGTTTTATGTATGAGCGGTAACGCTTGATGTTGTCAAGTACGTTCTTGTGCTGGCGCAGGAACTCGGCAGGATCGGCTTTGAGTAGCTTCATGAGTTCTGCTATCTCTGAACGTCCGAAGAGCAGTGGGTGCTTGCAGAGAAACTTGCCCGTGTCGTTGAACGATTGCAGCTCGGCGAATGCCTGAAGATTACGTATGCGCAATTCTGCCATATCAGCTACTGCCTGCGCTTTACGCTCTTTCTCCAGCAGTTCGTCGAGCTGCTTCATCTTGCGATAAGTGTTGATGCGGTCGTTATAGAGAACTGTTGCCATCTGCACGTCCGCATCAGCAAGGTTTTCCCAGTCTATTTTCGGGTACTCTTCTTCTTTTTTTTTGGAGTAGCAGGCTTCTTTGGTTGATTGCCTTTTCCTTCTTCGGAAGAGTTATCCACATTATCGGTTTCTGCACCAGTATTCTCTGATGGGGTGTCATTACCTTCACCATCTGTTGGATTCTCAGTACCAGTGCCCTCTAATGGCGTACCGTTACCTTCACCATCTATTGGGTTCTCAGTACCAGTGCCCTCTAATG